TATAAGCATAGCTTAAAATAGCGAAAAAGCCGTAAACTCAAGGGTTTGCGGCTTTTTTACGTTTGCCTGAAAATTAGAACAAAACACTCTGAAAAAACGATAAATTTGACGGGTAGCTAACAAGTAGCTTACACGTAGCTAACAACGGTAGCTTACAAATTATTCGCTGGGGATCTCTGGCCAGGTGATCATATTCATAGCTGTACGCAGGTCTTCGATGGTCCTGTGAGTGTATACTTTTTCTGTGATATCCTGGATTTCATGACCAACGATTAACTTTAGGACATATTCGGTTATGTTGGATTCCTTTGCTTTGGTAATAAAGGTGTGCCGGGTGTCGTGAGGCTTGTGGGTCATATTCAGGCGTGACATAACCTTTTTGAAACGGTTTCTGTATTTGTCATATGTAAGATGAGTTCCCTGCTGCCCATCCGGATCATTGAAAAGATATTCGCTGTGCATAGAAGTGGCCTGATTATAATTGCGGCGAACCAGATCCATGATCTGTGGGTGAATAGGAACGGTACGATTCTTTCCGGCATCTGTTTTCAGTCCACCGATAAAAGTCATATTTTCAAAGTCAATATCTGCAATTTTCAGGACAGCCAGTTCCTGCGGCCGCCAGCCAGAATATATTCCGATCAGAACCATATCTGCAAAAGGAATTTCAAGATGGGACCAGAGAGACAATATTTCCTGATCAGAAAAAGGAACACGGATGATTTTAGGCTTAGGCTGCTGCACACCATCACAGAGTTGGGCATAGTCTTTAGTTACAATTTCATGTTTCATGGCATATCGGTACATAAGATTGAATAAGCTTTTCATTCGTGCTTTTGTGCTGTCACCGACCTGAGCATTACGAATAGTTTTTTCCAGATGCTCGACCCGGATATCTTTCATTTTGATATTGTATAGTGGAGCACAGTGCTTATATGCAGAAGTAATAGTACGGACACTGGAAGGACCACCCAGGGTAGGGAAATGTACATGAGACCATGCTTCGTACACATCACTAAAAGTGGGTTCTTTGGCAAATAAATCGTAGGGATTTTCGTTATATCGGGTAAGAGCTTCCAAAGCTTCTTTTCTGGTGCTAAAGTATCCAATAGCTTTTTTGACTTGTTTTGCCTGATTGGTTTTGGTGTCGATTTCCCATCCGGTTGTTTTACTGGCTGCCCAGGGTTTACGTCTCTTTCCGGGAAGTTTATAAACAGATCCGAAACCATTTGGTAACTTCATAAATATCATCCTCCTTGTAAAAATGGGTACAAAAATAACAGCCAGCGAACGAGTGTTTCGCTTGCAAGGCTGCTCCGAAGATGATACAATAATTTTGCAAAATGAGGTATCTCTTCGGAGATCCACCACCGTCCCGGTATTGGCGTACTGGGGCGGTTTTTAATATTAATTTTCGGAAATTATATCATAAAAAACATTTTCGGGAATAATCTCTATATCATATCCATCAAGCTTTAACTTTTCAGCTTTTTTCTGTTTGGAGCTTTTTCCGTCTTTGATGGATTTACAATAATCATTATTACCTAAAATGAGATAATTAGTTTTTTTGGTTACGCTGTCGGCATTTTTTCCACCAAGATCAGCAACGATTTGCATTGCTTCCTTGCGTACCATTTTTTCAAGTGTTCCGGTAAATACGCATACTTTTCCATATAACAAATTAGATGTATCAAAATCAGTTTTAGAAGTGCTGATGTCATCTGCTCTAACACCACTTCTGGAACGTCTACATGCTTTGCTAAATGCTTCTAATGATTCATATTTTTCTATAATTTCATTAACGAGACATATATAGCATTTAGAAGTTATTTCTACATCACTTAAGGCTCTATGTGCATTTTCATAACTGAGATTATAGTATTGAACTAAATCAGATAATTTATGATGGTTAAGTTCCTTATGTATACGTCTAGAAAGTCTCATAGTGTCGATGAAGTCATTAGATAAATACTTGTGGATAACGTGTTCACAATTGTCATATAGAAAATTAATATCAAAATTAACGTTATGTCCTACAAGAATGGAATTTCCAATAAAGGAATAAAATTTTGATAGTACCAATGCGGTAGAATCTGCTTTTGATAACATTTCATCAGTTATTCCGGTAAGATTAACGATAAAGTCATCCAAAAAAGATTCATTGGTGGTAAAATCATCTGGTTTTATAAGAGAAGTGAAAGTATCGACAAGATTTCCTTTATGAAATTTTGCAGCAGCGATTTCAATAATACTATCCCAATCAGGTGAAAGTCCTGTTGTTTCGATATCAATGACACAGTAATCATCTGGAAAAGAGATAACATTTTTTCCCTTGTACTGTCGATCATGAGTAAAACTTATTTTTTCTCCAGTTAAAATATCAAATCCGATTGTCATATGTGACTCCTTTTACTTTATTTATAATCATTAAAAGCTTGTATAAGATCTTCAGAAGCTTCACCCATCAGAACGTATTTTCCGTTTATAGCTAAAGCATTTATTGTATAACCATCAATGCCTTCAACTGAAATGGCATCTCCAGAAACTAATTCTTTATATTGGGTAGAAGACATATCGTATTCGTAAATTTCAGCATCACCATATTTAAAACCAGATATGGCACCAACCATATCAGCGGCCATTTCAATACGTTTGCCAGAAAGAACATTCTTTTTAAGTAAATAGTCTTCCATATTATTATTCTTAGTATCATCAGACTGATATTTTTTTAATTTGGAAGTAAGGTCATCGACTTGCTTTTGTAAATCATCAACCTGCTTCTGCAAGGCAGCGATTTTGTCGTCTTTTGTATCTGCAAAAACAGCTACGGGCGGAGAAAAAACAAAAATAGTGGTAAGCAAAATTGCTAAAAACTTCTTTTTCATAATATCCTCCCTTTAAAATATAATATCCATAAATAATACGATATTCATTATGGAAAATCCCTTGTTCAGATTATAAAGTATTAATTTTTATTACAGCCAACTGCGGAATAAAATAGATTATATAATTGTCCATAGCAACATACTGTCCGTACTTGGAACGGTAACAGTCTATTACTTCGGTAAGATAATTCTCCGGTACATCCAGATGTTCTGCCATCTCATGAAGACTCCGGCAGCGAGATTCATAAGCATTGATGATCCCGATCAGCCCTACTCGAAGATTATAGCCATAAAGTCTGGCCCGGTATTCCTGCTTTCGGTTCATGACATCAGTTGACTGATCCAGAATATTACCTGTGGTAGTATAGTGGTGGCCAAGTTCCTCAGCCAGAATACAGGACTTTTCTGCCTGAGTTTTAATTCCTTTTCTGATAGCTACAGTTCCATCACAATATAACCCCTTTATTCTTTCAGTTTCAAATGGATAATCTATAACATCTATACCGTCCCTGCAGGCGGTATCTAGTAATTTTTCGTATGTATTCAATTCAAAACCTCCCGCTCGTGTATATTGAAATTGACAAATATTTTTAAGTGACTTATAATATACTTAACAAGACAGCTGGAACGATAGCTGAAACCTATCCGTTTCTGGCGTTATAAGAGTTATAGAAATAGCATCCTACTTTACCAGAGCGGGGATGCTATTTCTTATTGTTCAGATTCAGAATGGCTACGATTAAAAGTCCTACATTTAGGATAATCATAAATTCTTCATATGTACTCATAAGCCCCACTCCTTTCTGCAAGACTCAGAAACGGAGTGGTACCGCATCCTTCCAGTTGCCTGGGTAAGTATATTATATTGTCAAAACATATCTGGCAGATCTGCCAATTATTCCCGTTTCATTTTTTACTCACAGTACTGTAAAGCACAGATATTATTTTCTTTTACCTTTTACAAATTCTGCGAACTGACGGATTTCATTCAATTCATCTTCTGTATATTCCTCGCTATCGAAGTGAGCAGCGAGAGTAGTAGGTTGTCCATGAGAATCATCTGCCAGATAGTCAATGGTACAGCCAAGATATGCAGAAAGTTTTTTTAATGTAGAAAGTTTTATATTATCAGTTCCTTTTGTATAAAAACCGGCGATTGTAGTATATGGAATACCGGCTTCTTTTGAAAGGATAGACTTATTGATTCCCTTTTCAGCCATTAATTCATCTAACTTATCAGTGAATGACATATCTAATACCTCCTGTTAAATTCTATTATACATATAAAAACAACTTTGTAAAGTAAAAAAATACCCCGCAAAGTAAAAAAATGTATTTTATGGGTTGACAAACTACCCTACAACGTATAATCTATAATCAAAGTTACCTTACAGGGTAACAGAAAGGAGGAGAAAATGTTTTTTAACTTAAATGCCGAAATGGGAAGAGCCAAATTAACCATTAAGAAGTTATCTGAGATTACGGCTATAAACTATGAATCTTTAAAATTGAAACTCAGAGGTGTTACAGAATTTAAGCTGAGTGAAATGATGGCAATTAAGAGAAAAGCTTTCCCAGATAAGACATTGGATTACTTATTTGCAACTGAAAACGAAAAGAACAAGTAACCCTTTATTTGAAAGGAGGAGGTGAGATAAATATAGATGAAAGGGCCATTGCAAAGGAAACAGCCCGGGTTTGAGCTACGTTCTACTTGAAAAACAAAAAATATGTAAGGTAAGAAAATTACTTCTTACGGTTCTGTAAGACACAAATAACAGCGCAAATGGCTGAAATAATGCCACACAGAGTGTTGATATCAAGGCTGATTATTAACCTTAGATAATTCCTTTCTGTTTTTGATGTTAGAACGTAGCTCTTGTTAAAATTAATCCTTTGCCTACCTCCTTAAAGGAATGCTGGGGTTAAAAGTAACATTCTGATTATATCACGTAATTAGGAGGAAGAAAATTGCTTTATAAGAATATTTGCAAAATTGCGAAGGAAAAAGGAATGTCTATTAATTATCTCGAAAAAATGGCAGGTGTTTCAAGAGGCAGTATCTGCAAATGGGGTTTTGCTGGTGAAGATAATAAGGTGGAGCCTGGGATCTGGAAACTTGAGAAGGTTGCCCAAATTCTTGGCGTATCGGTTGAACAGCTTATTAAAAGATATTGAGGTTCGCAAGGCCAGATAGGACAAGTAACTATTCATTTGCGGGGAGGAGGTGAGATAAGTGGGGTATATGCATGCAACAGAAGAAAATTATGAAACATGTAAAGAAATAATTCGATTACTGCATAAAAGAGGAATTTCTTTGGCACAATCCTACGCAATTTTAGATTATGTCAAAGTAAAAATTGCGCAGGATACGAAAGTGGGGGAATTTATTGCGTTTTCCCACGAAGAGCTTTAATTGCTTCAAATGTAGATTGAATGGAATCGTCATCTGAACAGCAGATAAAAGCTGCCAATTCGCATTGTGCAGAGTTTCCGTTGTTTAAGGCAATGTTATGTGGAACATGAAAAACACAATCGGAACGACAGACACCATTGATAAAAGGGCAAAATGTAAGCTTGTTCATATATGCTACGTCTCCTTTCTGCTAAATCAGGTATGCCAGTACCTGTGATACAAGAATAGGAAAGAAACTAAGAAAAGTCAAGTAACCGTTTATTTGAAGGGAGGAGGTGATCGGAGATAAAAGAAACCAAAATTCAGTTTACAGATAATGGAAACAGATATTTTGTTTCTATTCAAAAACGGTTATCTGGAAAATGGCGTGTATATGTTACAAAGCAGAAAGAAAGTGATCATGGCAATTTCAGTACACCAATTACTTATAAGATAACAGCCAGTACCCTTAAAGAAACATTGGAATACTGGCTGATTAGATTAAAAAATTATTTTCTTAAAAAGAAACATAAGTAAAGTAGATAAGGTGGATGAAGCGGTGTCAGATAAAGCATCGGAAGAAATTTCTGATAAAAAATCCTTTATTTTTGATTCTTTCTTTTTTTCAGATAAAGCAGGATTTTTGAGTTCATATAAAAGAGTTTCCAATACTTCTTTTATTTCGGGATCAAGTTCTGAATTCTGTACATCAGCAATGAGCTGATTATAGTTGTTGGATATTGTGTTTCCTGAACCAGTAACGAAAATATTGTTATTTCCTGAAATAGAAGGGACAGTATCATCTTGAAAGCCGTTTTCTACGAAGTGAATACCTTTAGGAGTGAGCTTAATTCCACAAAAACCAGTTGCTCGATATTCGTATTGAATATATCCGTCATCACACAAAGCATCTAAACAACGGATGGTAAGTTGTTTTTCACGGTTATCCTTTGAAAATTCATACTGCATTGAACGTTCACCGGTTTTTTGGTAATAAGAGTAGGCATCTTCTAAATATTCTTTTTCTTGTTGAAACATAAAACGTCTCCTTTCTATAGATTTAGGTATGCCAGTACCTGTGATACAAGAATAGGAAAGAAACTAAGAAAAGTCAAGTGCAGGCCAGTAAGACTGGATAAGAGGTGAGATAAATAAAAGAATCAGAGACACGTACTGTTAAAGTAAAAGTGACAGGATATAAGAAAACTCTGAAAAGAGTGAAGAAATTAAGAAAAGAAATGAAACAGCTCAGCAAAACTGTTGAGGAGCTTGCTGAGCTGAAAGGAAAGTTATTCTGACTCTAGTTTGATGTCTGTACCACATTGAGGGCACTTGATGATACTGCCAATATCGTCAAGTGATACTTCAATGGAATGATTGCATTCAGGACAGTTAAGCTCAAATGTTTTCAAATCATCCAACAGACCGTCAAAGCCATCAGAATTAAATTCAAATTTCATATAGTTCTCCTTTCTGTATGTACTCGGGTATTCTCAGTACCCTGTATATACAGGATAGGAGAATCTTGACATAACTGCAAGGAAAAGCGTTCGACAAAGTTATGAAAATCTTATAAAGAAAGGAAAATGAAGTATGGAAGTAGGCAAGATATTACCTGTTGAAGCAGCAGCCATACTGCATGCATCCCCACAGTTTGTAAGGGTTGCAATGCAGCAGGAAAAGCTTCCAATCGGGACTGCAATTAAGATGTCCTCGATCTGGACATATAACATATCGGAGAAGCTTCTGGCTGAGTACAGCGGAAAAAATATAAGAGCTGAGCTGGAGAAGATAAGAGGTGGAAGTAAATGAGACGAGATGCAATCATATCACTTTTTATCGCACTTCCTGCTGCAAACCTTCCATTCTGGCAGTGGAGAAGTCCGGCAGAAATGCTTTTAATGGCAGGACTGTTCTGGCAGGTGGCATTTGTGTTTGTAGTGGGAACAGAGTATCAGAAAAGGTAGTAAGAAAGGATCCCGGGAGTGCAGCTCCGGCGGGATCCGATGGACGTAGTAATACACGAATATTACGTTCTTATTATATAGAGAAATAAAAAGAAAAACAACCCTTGTTGCAACAGGCGGTAATAAGAAGGGCTTTATTAAGTCTCCGAGAAGACTGTCGCAGCAGGCAATCAATTCTTTGAAAGAAGCATGGAGAAATCTTTATTCAAACAATACAGAGAGTGTGGTGATCCTGAATGAAGGCCTTGATTTTCAGGAAGCGTCCAATACATCTGTAGAAATGCAGCTGAATGAAAATAAAAAGACGAATGGGGATGAGATCTGTAAAGTAATTGGGATCCCGCCATCGCTTTTAAGTGGCAATGCCGGAGAACAGGATGAAAAAAATTTCATTAAATATGAGCTTTCAAACCTGCTGGCAGAGTTTCGGACTGCATTAAACCGGGCAATGCTGCTGGAATCTGAAAAACAGATGTATTTTTTTGATTTTGATATTTCAGAACTGATCAAAGGGGATATTGACAAGCGGTATAACGCATACAGTGTTGGAATTGAAAAAGGATTTCTTCAGACAGATGAGGTCCGAAAAAAAGAAAATATGCCACCTCTTGGTATGAAATTTATCAAACTGGGGCTCCAGGACGGATTGTATGATCCGGAAAGCAATAAAGTGATTGTACTTAACACCAGTAAAACATTAGATTTGACAAAAATAAAAGAAGGGGGCGATGACTCAGGAGAATAGAGATCAGAGAGCAGTCGGTTACGATTGATGGCTATGTAAATGCTGTTGCCAGAGACAGCAGACCGATCCGGGACAGAAGAGGGGAACAGTTTATTGAGCAGATTGTTCCGGGAGCATTTGAGAGAGCCATTTCACGCGCAGATGAAATAAAGATCCTGTTGAATCATGATTACAGCAGGGAACTTGGAAGTACCAAAACAAATCTGCAGCTGTTTGAAGACAATATCGGGCTTCGTGCAATTGCAGAAATTACAGACGCGGAAGTGATCGAAAAAGCAAAAAAAGGAGAACTGAGAGGCTGGTCCTTTGGATTTATAGAAAGGGCTGCAAAAGAGGAAGATACCGATTCCGGACTGAAACGCAGATTTGTTGAGGATATTCCGGATACTTATCAGAGCGGTGCTGTATGGATCATGAATAAAGCCACCAGAACCGCAATCCGAAAGTTAAAAGATAGTGATGGCAATTATCTTTTGAACAGGGATGTATCAGCACGGTGGGGATATACGCTTCTTGGAAAAGATGTGTATTGTTCCGATGCAATGCCAAAGATGGCAGCAAAAGCTACAGCAGTATATTATGGAGACTTTTCCGGATTAGCGGTAAAAGTGGCAGAGGACGCAAATATCGAAGTTCTGAGAGAGAAATATGCAACGCAGCATGCAGTAGGCGTAGTTGCATGGATGGAAATTGATACAAAAGTGGAGGATTCCCAGAAAATCGCAAAATTGACAATGGCATAGACTGCAGGACAGCTTTCGACAGGGAAAAGTGATCCGATCGGGAAAAAATTACACAGTAGCAGTTACATCAAAAGCTCCGCATTATCATCTTTATGAAGAAGGACACGACTTGGTTACTCATAACCGGAAAAACCGTTGGGGAAAAGGAAAACCGGGAACTGGAAGAAAAGTTGGTAAGGTATACGCTAAAAAGACTGTTGGAAAATATATGGCACGACGTTCAGAATATTCCGAAGCAATCAGCCAGGAGCTTCTAAATTCAATACTGGAGGATGCAGGATTTGACTCTTAAAGATATTAAGCAGGCTGTGAACCTCACGTTAAAGGAAGCCTATCCCGGTACAAAAATATACGGACCAGACACAATAGAGGGTTATACAAGACCTTCTTTTTTTGTTTATGTCACACAGACGTTTTCAGAAAGAACAAAAAATGCGGTTCACAAAAACGTTGAGATCGAAATTGACCTTGCAGATGAGATTATCGCCTTATCCGGGCTTAAAACTGAGGAGAAAGAAATAAAAAACTGATCAGGACGGACAGGGAAGCGAGCATTGCTTATGCACTTTTCCGTCTGAAAAAGTGGAAAATTTCGGATTATTACAACATGGGTGCGGGTGAACGGCTGATCACCCGTGCTTTTTTGATGCAGGAGATCGAAGACATAAAAGAGGAGGCGAGGGAACGGGGCAAATAAAACAGTAGCAGCGGTAGTAAAGCTGATCGATGAATTTTCAGATCCATCACGGACAGTAGCAAGACAGTCAAAAAATCTTGAAAAAAGAATTGGCAATCTTGGAAGTGTATTTGAAAATGCAGGGCAGTTTTTGGAAGGAGCCGGAGAAAGCCTTACAAAATCGGTTTCTGTGCCAATGGCAGCGGCTGGAACAGCTGCAATAAAGTTCGCTTCTGAATCACAGGATGCCTACAAGCAGTTTGCGGCCGCAACTGGGACAGCAACCGAAAACCTGGGCAAGTACCAGGACATGATCAACAACGTCTACAAAGATAACTTTGGAGAATCCATAGGAGATGTGGCGGATGCAATGGCAAAAGTTGACCAGAACATGTCCTATCTGGATGATTCTGCACTGCAGAGGTGTACGGAGTACGCTTATACGCTGGCAGATACCTTTGATGTTGATATCGGGGAAAGCACCAGGGCAGCAGACAGCCTGATCAAGAATTTCGGCGTTTCCGCAAGAGAAGCATTCAACCTTATGGCACAGGGGGCTCAGAATGGCCTGGATTTTTCAGGAGAATTGTTTGACAACATTGATGAATATTCCGTACAGTTCCAAAAGCTTGGCCTGGATGCGGAGGACATGTTTTCGATTTTCGCAAATGGAGCGGAAAATGGAGCATTCAACCTGGATAAGATACCGTGCATACAAGCCTTTTACCTATAAAGAACTTAAGGTAAAAACATACGATCAGCTTCGAACGGAGGTAATACAGTGAAGAAAACAAAGAATTACGCAATGCCTTATCCGGAACAGGATGATTATTTCAATGTTGAAGATTTTCAGAATATGATGGTTTCTGTTGACAATCTCATGAAGAAATTATCAGATTCCGGAGCTCAGATAAGCAGCGATGCCGAACATCTATATAATCAGACAAAAGCCCAGATGGACAACATTCAGAAAAGAATGAATACATTTACCTCATTAAAAGATGGTTCAACAACCGGAGATGCAGAGCTGACGGATATACGTGTTGCCTATGATGGAAAAGAATATGGAAATGCCGGAGAAGCGGTAAGGGAACAGGCTTCGGATATGCATAAAGCTCTCTTTGGTGCAGGTGCTTCCATCTGGTCAAAGGCGAAATCAGAATCCACGAAATATGTTGTGGAAACCAAAGGAATTTGTATTTTAAATGAACGCTTTACGGCAGCAGGTGTGGTAACAAAAATAAGCAGAGGAACCTTTGCCGAGAATGAAAGTACATTAAATTTGGACAGAGAATGTTCGGCTTATATTGTAGAATTCGAAAAAAATCCAGGAACCGTATACATGCCCAGTGCTGAGACCATAAAAATAGTAAGCACAACGAAAATAATATTTGAAGCAAACGGCAACGCACGCTGCTGGATCCCCGTAGAAAAAGGCCAGTACCTTGCCGTAGACAGCACCGCCACTGCATACACAAGCGAAAGCAACCATGTGCCCTACATGCTCTACGATCAGGCGAACAAAACTCTGGAATGCCGGGGCTTTGGCTCTACCGGAAGCATAGAACCCGTAGCTCCATATTCCCTCGCCCTGGAATATAAACTCGAATATGATATGGACGACACAGGTTTGGTGAAGCAGATTGATGCGAATAGGGAGGCTGCTGTTTCGTTAAAGGAAGATTTAACACAGTTAGAGGAAGCAATAAACTATGTGAAAGTCACCGATATGCTTGGCTCGATTTCTGGTTTTGGATATAGCAAAAATGTAACAAATCCACAATGGATGAATAACGAATTTTCATGTGAATCCAGTGGGGATGGATTCTGTGCTATCGGCAGTTTTGATAATTATTATTTGAAAAGTGGCAGAAAGTATATTGTTGCTTATGAAAGCAGTGGACAATGTATACTTAGAGGAATGAACGAATATGTTTATAGTGATACTATTTCCAGTAATATCGGTGCTAGCTTCCCATTAAATAGTTTTGTAAAGTTTGAGCCAACAAAAGATGCCGTTATTTGTGTAACAGACATTCCAAGTGGTACTATATCAATTAAAATTACTGTATTTGATGTCACAGCGGTTGACGAAAGTGTATTAAATGCTATTGATTTTACGGATATGTCAATAAGTTATTCTATTGTTATTGTCGAAAGAGCAACACTGGCAGACAGAGCAACACTGGCAGACAGAGCAACACTGGCAGACCATGCTAATACAGTCACGACAATCGAAGGCGCTAAAAGTGTTAATCTAATTGATGAAACAACCGTTAGCGGAGCAACATCAAATAGTGGAAATACACTGATGTATGTTAAAGATAATGCAACTTATACATCAAGTGGATTTAAATTTAAGGCAGAAAGCGGAAAATCTTATTACGTAGGTGCAATTATAACAAACAATGCTGATGTACCACTAAAGGGTGTATCAAGGGCATATTCTGGGGTGACTGATAGCACATATCTTGGGATTATGTCTGTTGGCTCGACATTGATTGATATGATTAAGATAGATGGTATAGACGGCGAAATTGGAGTTTATTATTCCACTTATTCTGCCACAGCTTACTCGGTAAATTACACAATGCAAATGTTTGCGTTCGAAGATTTGGGCGGAAGTTTTGAAATGTATAAGCAAAAAATGCTATCCAATTACGCTGTTGATAGGGCTGTTTATTCCGACATAGCAAGAAGTTGTATGTCTGGCATGGAACAGAAAAAAATATGTGCTTTTGGTGACAGCATTACGGCACAAGCAAAATGGTATGACTGTTTAAAAGAAAAATTAGGTATATCAGTGATTTACAATCGAGGTATAGGTGGTACTCGAATCAGTGGTGACGGTGCAAACGCTATGTGGCAAGATGTTCGAATAAATGCACTCGAAGAGGATATTGATTGTTTACTCATCATGGGTGGAACAAACGATTCTGCTCAAGGTGTAACCATCGGAGAAATGAGCAGAGATAATCTTGATACAAGTACTTTTGTAGGTGCTTATAATGTGCTTTTGAGCAAGGTTTATTGCAAATACTATCATCTTGGGACTCATGAGGGAATTACGCAGACAACAGAAACAAAGCCTATCCAGATTATGCTTGCAACACCTATTTACTGTAATGATTCGGCATATGGAAATATGGATAATATTGCAGAAGCTGTCAGAGGTATTGCAAATATGTGGGGCATTCCAGTGGCTGACCAACACGCAAAGAGCGGTATCAATGCTGTTACATCAGAACTATATCTTGCAGATAAAGTGCATCCAAATGACGAGGGCGGAAAGCGTGTTGCGAATGTATGGGCAAACGCATTAAGAGAAAATGCCGAACTAAACTAAATGGGGCATTTCAGTATTACTAATACACACTAAGATATACCAGTAATACCGAAGCAAACAGGAATCAATCATGTTTCTCAAACCACTCAGCAAGAGCCTTGCGGATAACCCAAGATGCAGAACGTTCTTCACGTTCACAGTAAGAAATCATCTGTCTGTACTGCTCTGGCTCGAAGCTGATCGTGGTCTTGATATACTTGTCCTTATCGTCCTTTTTCTTGTTCGCCATGCTGCCACCTCCTATCTAGTTAACTATAGCAGACGGTTCTGGCAATAGCAATAGATAGGAGGAAATCCCTGTAAATACAAGGGTTTACGACTCATGGACTTTTGGGACAGAAATGATAGTTAATTAGTAACGATTGAATAGTGATTGAAAATCTGTTATAATTTTTGTAATATTTATGAAGGGAGATGTACCAATGAATAATGATGAAATACAAAAAATCATATATGCTGTTTCAAAAGAACTTGAGATCAATTATGACAAGAATAAAACCGAACATTATGGATTAGCAGATAGAGCATTGGTTCCTTTTGCTACAATTAAAAGCACAAGTAGAGTAGTTAGAAGTGAAGGAACAGATGAAGATAACGATATAATGATATGCTATAATGAAAATGGTTGGTTTATATATGATATTACAGTTCAAGTTGGTGCTGGAGAGCAGAAGGTAATAGAAGAAAATATTACTCCAATATCCCCAAAAGATGTTTTCGAAAAATATAAGGAATTAAATTTATTCGAAAAAATGAATTTCATAAGTACAGCCTATGAAATTTTAAACTTTTCCTCAAGCAAAATGTATTTATTTTGAGTAAAATGATAGATTATTCAGTGATATAAAAGGAGTATATGATGAGCAAAGAGGCAGAGTTAATTCTAAAGGCGTTTATTAATGAGGCACATGGTGAAATTGTTGATTTTATGGAGGTTACACCAAAATTACTGAATATGTCAGAAAATGTGTTTTATGCAGCATTGAAAGAGCTTGAAGATACCGGGTGTGTAAAAAATATTTTGTGGGGAAATGATGGAGAATGTTTGTATGATGACATTAAAATAGAAACAGATAATTTTAAAATGAAATAAATTTATATTCAAAAATGTCAATTACCGTTTGGGTGATTGACATTTTTTAGAAAGACAGGTGAAACATAAGAATTAAAGCAGAGCCGGGAGGCTCTTATTTTTATACTTAATTTTAAGAATTGCGCCGGCGCAATACCGGAGAAAGGAAAAAACAATGAAAGAAAATTACATCAAAGCATTTTTTACAGCAATCTTTGCACTGATCAGTTCCATTCTTGGCGTACTGACCGTGCCAGTCCTCCTGATGGTAGCCTGCAACGTCCTTGACTATGCCACCGGCCTTATGGCATCTACATACAGATCTGAGGACATCAACTCATATAAAAGCATCCGTGGAATTATGAAAAAGGTGTGCATGTGGCTTTTGGTAATCGTGGGAGCAATCGTTGATCAGCTTCTTTTATATGCTTCCCAGACTGCAGGTATCACATTACCATTTACATTCTTGGTAGCCTGCATTGTAGCAATCTGGATTATCTGCAATGAGATTATCAGTATCCTGGAGAATATCAAAGACATGGGAGTAATAATCCCGGCATTCCTGATTCCGCTTGTAACACATGTAAAATCTCAGGTAGAAGATAAAGTCAATATCGATACAGAAAAAGAGGATTCAGAGGGCGAGTGATCATCCTCTTTTCTTATCAGTAAAGGAGAAACAACATGCTAAAAATCATGGGTAAATCCCAGGCAAGCATTGAACAGATGAGAACCTATATTAAGGAGGTTAATCCGCAGGTACCGGATTCCGTAGTAAAGATGATTCCTTTATACATTGCCGAAGGAACAGCCGAAGGTGTCCGTGGTGACATTGCTTTTGCCCAGTCCTGTCTGGAAACCGGAAACTTCACATTCAGCGGAGCGGCAGTAACACTCAGCCAGAACAATTTCTGCGGCCTTGATGTGACCAAAACCGGTATGAGAGGCAACAGCTTCAAGACGCCGGCAGAGGGCATCCGGGCCCAGATCCAGCACCTGCAGGCGTATGCCAGTATAGACCGACTGAAGAACCGTTGCGTGGATCCACGCTATACATACGTCAACAGAGGCTGTGCGCCTTATGTGGAGTGGCTTGGGATCCAGGAAAATCCCAAAGGACAGGGCTGGGCTTCCGGCCGGAATTACGGACAGAAGATCATCAACATTCTGAACAGCATATTATCAATTAAGACAGAGAAGGAGAATGATATTATGAATATCAATACAGGTTTTATCAGCAATAACAACAGCTATGCGGGTCAGAAACCGGCATATATCGTAATTCACAACACGGATAACTATGCCAAGGGTGCAAATGCGAAAGCGCATGCAAAAGCACAGCATGATGGCAACTTTAAGGGATATTCCGCACATGTATATGTGGATGATACAGAAGCGTATCAGGCGCTTCCGTACAACCGTGGAGCATGGCACGTGGGCGTCAACTACGGCGGTCGGCTGTTCGGTACTGTCAACAACAGAAATTCAGTAGGAATCGAGATGTGCGTCCAGGCGGGCTATAACTATGAGAAAGCTTTCCAGAATACAGTCCAGGTGTGCAAACAGCTTATGAAACAGTTGGGAATCCCGGCAGACAGAGTTGTGCAGCATTATGATGTATGTGCAAAGAACTGCCCGTCAGCAATCCGTGCAAAAGGTGACTGGAACCGGTTCAAGCAGTTGATCGGAGCTAAGACCGCCACACCGACGGTAGATAAGTACTATCGCACAAGAAAGTCCTGGGCCGACAGCAAGAGCCAGATCGGAGCATATAAGAGTCTTGAAAATGCAAAGAAAGAATGGAAAGAAGGCTACACCATCTATGACTGGAACGGAAAAGCTGTATATCCGGTAAAAAAGATAAATGCAATAACACTGACAAAAGAAATTAAGGTCCAGCTCCCGGTTATAAAAAAAGGAAGTTCCGGAGCAGCAGTATCTTCCCTGCAGGCCGTGCTTGGTGTTGAAGTAGACGGTTTTTTCGGAAACGATACAGAAACATCTTTGAAGGTATTTCAGAAAAATGTTGCTATTACTGCAGACGGTGCATGCGGAACAGACACCTGGACAAAGGTGATTGAACACATGAAAGCCAACACAAAATAAGTATAAGAACAGGTAAGATTGAAGTGATAGCTAACAAATAGCTAACATTATGCGGAAAAAGCATGAAAATAAAGGAACAGCTGTTTCCGTACAGGAAGCTGCTGACGCTGGCAAATTCTAATATAAGCATAGCTTAAAATAGCGAAAAAGCCGTAAACTCAAGGGTTTGCGGCCTTTTTCTTTTTGCCTGGAAATAGAACAAAATATTCTCAAAAAGCCTGGAAAAACAGCAATAGCTAACATATATCTAACACGTAGCAATCACTCGCAGCTAATACTTTTAAAATACAAAAAAGATACCGTAAGGTCATCAGTCTTGATGAGTTTACGGTATCCTTTTTGAAGTACAAAGCGGAATGGGAATGACCGCTTTGTATTACGATTGTATTAAAAAAAGGAAGGAGACCGGGAGTTTTAACGCTCCCGGTTAAAAGTATGAAAAAGAAAAAGTTGTTTAGCAGTTGCATTTACTTGCTTGCTGTTTACAGGTAATAATATATCGAAAAAATGTGAGCAAATCGTGATGCAATTTTGAAGAATCTGTGAAACAAATTTCGGAGCAGTTCATAAAATAAAACAAAGCTGCAAGGAGGGAGAAGATTTATGGAAGCTCTTGTGAATTATATTAAACCGGAACTGCTGATCACAGCAGCCGCTTTGTATTTTATGGGAATTGCGCTGAAGGAAGCTCAGGCTGTGAAGGATAAATATATTCCACTGATACTGGGAGGTGTGGGGATCCTTGTATGCGGGATCTATGTTTTTGCAACCTGTTCCTATAATACGGCACAGGATATCGCAATGGCTGTATTTACTTCCATGACACAGGGAGTTCTGGTGGCGGGGCTTTCTACATATGTAAATCAGCTGATCAAACAGCTGGAAAAAGATGAATAGCTGCATAGAATAAAGAGAAGACAAAAAAACAGGAAATTTTTTATGAATATCATAAAATTGATCAGCAAAAAGAATTGTTATATCGGCCAGAACCGGCCGGCATATATTGTAATCCATGAAACGGATAACTGGAGTAAGGGGGCAGATGCCAAAGCTCATGCCAATGCAATGAAGAATGGCAATCTGGCTGGTACCGTGCATTATTATGTAGATTCAAAATCCGTATATCAGACGTTGGACCACAGCGACGGGGCCTGGGCAGTAGGGGACGGAAAAGGAAAGTATGGAATCACGAACCTGAATTCTATCAATATCGAAATCTGTGTGAATCCGGAAACAGATTATTATACGGCGGTAGACAAGACAGAACAGCTGGCGGCTCTTTTGCTGAAACAGTACGGATGGGGGACAGACCGGCTGAAAAGACATTACGATGCGTCAAGAAAACACTGCCCGAGACGCCTCATGGATGAAGAAAAGTGGCCGGAATTTGTGAAAAAAACAGAATTATATATGAAAAACAAAAACTCACAAAATAAAAATGAAACAGCAGAAAGTAAAAGTACGAAAAAACCAGATACAACAGAGAAGCTGAATGTACAGCTTCCGATCATCAGAAAAAACAGTACCGGGTCTGCTGTTTCCATGTTACAGGCAATGCTGCAGGTAAAAGTGGACGGAATCTTTGGAACACAGACAGAAACTTCACTGAAAGCATTTCAGAAAAATGTAAAGATCACAGTCGATGGAATCTGCGGAGCAGAAACCTGGAAGAAAGTGGCTGAACACATGAATGCAAACCGCTGA